GCATCCAAGCTGGGAAGGAAAGGAATAGGAATAGAACTGAATCCAGAATACATTAAGATATTGAAGAAACGTTGTAAGATAGAGAGTGAAAGTTTGGAGGTGTTTGCATGATTCGTATAATTAGAGATGGCGAAGTTTTAAAAGAGATAAAGGACATACAGACTTTAGTACAGTATTTGGATTACTATGATACGCCGACGAAATACATTGAAATAAGGACAAACCATGACGAAATCGAAAAAAGGGATAGACGACGAGCTTCTGAACTTAGCGATTAGCGGTGCATTGGAGACATTAAAGAGTACACCTCTTACTTTAGAGGATTTTATTGATGATGTATTGCGTCATTACATGGAATTGGAGCCTGGTGATTACGTTCCGTTAGGTCAGATGCATGCGGAGTGGGCAGATGCGTTTGAAGCGGGGACACATACTTCGATAATTTGTGCAAGGGGTCACTTGAAGACTTCTTGGGGGTTGAGTGCGTTGGCATATCAGATGGCGATGCAATCAAATTATCGTGCGCTTTATTTGTCAGCTACATTGGAACAGGCTTGGGATAAACTTGAGCAGTTTGAGGAAATATGCAGACGTTCTTGGAGGCTTAATTCATTTATGAAAGCGCAACGTGAGGATGACAAGGTAACTTGGCGTAAGGGTGCTAAGTATTTCAACAATGGGAGTAGGGTTCACGCTGCGAGTATTGGAAAAGCGTTGGAAGGTCCGCACGTTCACATGATTATTCTTGACGATATTTTACAAGAGTTTCCAAATATGACTGATGAGAAAGTCATTCATTATATTAAGAGAGTTGTTATGCCGATGCGTTTACCGAAGGCAAAGATGTTGTTAGTAGGAACTCAGAAGAGAGTTGGGGATGTTACGGAGTGGGCTGAACAAAACAGCCAGTGGAACTCGGTACGTCATCCTGCTTTGCTGAAGGATGGTACTCCACGTTGGCCTGAGTATTGGGACCAAGACAGATTGGATAAAGAAAGGGAGACAATGGGAAGTCGGGCGTTTGAGTCTGAGTATATGTTAAATCCGTTGGACCCTGAGAGTGCAGTAATTCCTTATGAGGTATTGAAGCCATGTTTGCATGATAGTATGTCTATGGGTTTGCCTCCAGAGGGTGATGACTGGTTTATTACAATGGGAGTTGACTTGGCTGTGGGTATGGATAGTCAGAATGATGAGACGGCTTATGTGGTTATGGCTTACAATAGGGTTACTTTAGAACGCAAGATATTGTATTGTTGGAGTGGTAAGATAAGAGCTAAGGGTGCGGGTTGGTTAGAGGCACAGGTAGTTACGATGAAAAGTTTGGCAGACAAGTACAAACCAGATAAGATAATGGTAGAGTCTAATGGTTATCAGAGGCTTGTTGTTCACACGGCTAAGGAGTTGGATGGTATGCCTGTTGAGGGTCACAATACAGGAAGAGAAAAACACAAGCATGATGTTGGAGTACCGAGGATTGCGTTAGCGATGGAGCAGGGCAAATATTTTATTCCTTGGAATAAGGAAGCAAGAGAGGGTGCCAAGCCTGGAATGCGGAAGTTGGTTGACGGTTTGAGTAGGTTAATTTACGGCAAGAATGGGAGATTAGAAGGACATACGCCCGATGCGGTGATGGCTTTATGGATGTGTGAGTTATGCGTTCATGTTTTGGAAAAGAAGAGATTGGTTTTTACACGATGGGATTATATTTAGGTTAGGACATATTTCCCTTACAGAAAGACATATATACTAAGCAGATGCACTGGGAATCCAGATGACAAGTTCACCCAGCAACGGAACACGAATGGAATTGTGGGGAATATCTGTTGAGACAAAACAAAATCTTAAAACGCTGGCCAAAGTCAAAGAAACACCAGTCTCGAAGATGTTAGAGCCTGTCATCGAAGATTATATACACAGGCACCGTCATGTATTAGAATCAAGGAGAATTTGATGGGTTTTTTTGACAGATTCAGGAGCAAGCCTGTCCGCAAGGCATCGGCGTTAGAACGCATGGTCTCTTCTGATGCACAGTCTTTAGAAAAGGAGGCAAGGACTCCTGTTTATTCTGGAGTAAGTACAGATAGGGCTTACCGTAATTCTATACTTCCGCCAGTTGACCAGCATTATTTAGAACAATTAGCTGACAGGTATTCTCATCTTAGGACCGTAATCACTCGTTTGGCTTCTCAATCCGTAGCTAAAGGATGGGAATACCACGCCATTGGAAAGGAGGGCGACCCCGAACAGAGAAAGCAAGTGGAGTCATTGCTTAGAGACCCGTCTAATGGTAGTGCTGATATTAATGGTTCAGAATTTTTTAAGGCAATGATAAGACAGTTAGAAGTGTTTGATGACTGTTGGGTAAGTATTGTTTACGACAGGATGGCCAGTGAAGATGGTAGTGTTTCTGGTAAAGTAATCAAGGAGCTTTGGGTAGAAGATGCAAAGCACATGCGATTCAATGTAGATGCTTATGGTAGATTTATAGAAGATGAGGAAACGTTTGACCCAGTAAGTAGGGAGTTTATGTCTGGTGAAGTAAATCCAGAAACAGGTGTAAAATTAGAACCGATGGCTTACTTTTATGAAGGTGAGGATGGTAAGATACCATTTGCACGTGATGAGGTTATTCATTTTAATAAGTATAGTGCGAGTGCCCGATTGTATGGACAGTCGCCGATTATAGGTCTTTCCAAAAAAATCGAAACAGCATTGGCTATAGAGTCATTTCAAAACAAAATCTACAGACTGGAAAGGCCACCTAAAGGATTCTTAGATGTTCCAGGCCATGATGAAGAAAGTTTGAATAGATTAGGAGAGTACATTGCAGAAGAAACAAGAAGAAATCCTAACTTTATTCCTATTTTAAGTAGTAGGGAGGCAACATCTACAGCTAAGTTTGTGCCAGTTATGCCTAACATGGATGAATTAATGATGTTACCTTACATGGATAGGATTAACAATGACATTAATGGTTCCTATGGAGTTATGCCTTTAGTGGTAGGACAGATGGCAGGAGTGGGTGGATTGAACTCAGAGGGTGAACAGATTACAATATTTGACAGGACCATTAGAGAAACGCAGATGTGTGTCGAGATGGGTTTCTTAAAACCGTTACTCAAGCTTATGGAAGTAGACACATGGAAGATTAGATTTAATGATATTAACGAGAAAGACGAAACAAAATATTTGAACAACATGAATTTGAAAGCTCAGATATTAACACAAATGCAGAACGTAGGGGTAGAGATGGATTTGGATGATGAAGGTAATTTAGTACTCCCCCAATCTCCAGAGGTGGTGCGTCAGGATTTTCTAAGAAGTTCTCAGGAGTCGCTGGAGGTAGAGGAGCAAAAAGAACATCAGGGTATATGGAATCGGCAGCTCGAGAGTTACGAGGAGTCCTTGTACAAGAACTCAAAGAATTAGAAAAAGCTAAGACTTTTGACGAATTACATACACAAGTAAACGAAGTTTCAATGATGATGGCAAAGCGAATGCGTGATGCTATACTTGATGACGTAGATTTTGCATATCGTAATGGATATACTTCGGCGTATGGTGAGATTAAAGGAATAAGGAAAACAGCAGCAAAAGCACCTCCTATGTCAACAGAGGATGAGGACTTGTTAAGAATACTAAAAAACGAGGGTGTGCTTTACAAAGCGTATGCTGATTTTCAAGCAGCAGTTACAAATCAATTAAATCAAATTATATATCAAAGTGCAGCCGCAGGATATTCTATACCTCAGACAGTTCAAGCGATGAGAGCTGGAGCAGTAGGTGAAACGTATAAACTTACAAGAATAGCAAGAACTGAAATAATCAATATTAACAATGAAGGTAGGTTAAGAGGTTACAAAATAGCAGAGCAACGTATGGGTCGTCAGTTTAAATATGGATTGATAGTAGGAAAAGACCGTAGAACGTGCGAAGCTCATAAAGAATTATCAAGGCGCATGCCTGCTGATGGGATGTATTTAGATGATTTAATTATGTTACAGCAAGAGATAGGTTCTAAGTATAGGATGAATTTAAGAGGGCATTCTTTATTACATCCAAATCAGAGGACATCTTTAGTGAGGTATGCATGAAACAATGTAAGAAATGTTCAGCAGGAGCAATGAGGGTTCACATTTTGAGTAGTGGGCTTTGTCAGGAATGTCAGTCAGATTATGACTGGAAGAACGGTGACAGAGAACATCGCAGACAGATGGGGGTTAAGTCGCGAGTAGACTATTACAAGAAGGCAGAGAAGTTTATAGAAAAGAAGTGGAAGAAGAAGTACGGCGATGATGACATAGACACAGTATTAGGATATAAGTAATGGCAAGGCCACGTAATCTTCAGACAGGTAAAGCCGTTGGTGGTGGGGGTTCAGGCAAGATGCGAGTCAAGATTGAAATGGAGCCTAATGTTGAGAAGTTCTTTGCCAATATAGGTCTTAATGCAAAGAAAGCATTAGATATTGCAATGACAACAGCAGCCCATAAGATACAAAACAAGACAATGGAGAATCTTGCTGAGGGTTTCAAGGCTCCAAAAGGAGAAGGTACATTAGAAGAACCTGGTGGTGCTTATGATACAGGAAGATTGGCTAATAGTATTCACGTTTCGGACGAGTATCTGAAAAAGAAGGTTGGAAGCAATGTAAGTTATGCGGCTCACATGGAATTTGGTACTGGCCCCGCCGTAGGTAAACCGCCATATTTGCCACCTTATGCGAAAGGCACATCACTTGATGGGTGGTCAAGGCGACAGCAGATAGGCGATGCAGGAACAGTTGCATTACAGATATATCGTCGAGGAACATTCCCGCGCCGCTTTATGGGTTCAGCATTTCATACAGAAAAAGAGACCATCATACATGAGTTTGCAGAAGAGTTGGAAGAAGAAATTAGTGAGTCTACTGGCGTTAGGGTAAAAGTCCAAAGACGTTAGTGTATGTAATCCGTAAACAGATTAACGCATTACATACAAAATGCAAAAAACGTGTATGTAATTCGCAACCCGAGTAATTTTTTTCTTTTTTATATGTGGTTTTTGTATGTAATATGTGGCAGACGAAAGTAACACTGGTTGGAAAGTCTACCGACCAGAGTGGTATAATGACAGAGTAATGGAGACTTATATCTCCGCCCCAGTCGTTGATAAACAGGGCGATATGGTTCCTACTGATACCATCAAAGAGGCTATGGATTTTTACATGCGTTACGGTGTATATTCATACCGCCATGAAGAGATGCCGATTGGTTTACCATTGGCTTACAAAGTTAAGAACGGAAAAGTTAAGATTAGAATAGGAATCCACAGTAAGATTGCAATGCATGATAAAGTGTGGAAAGAAATTAAGAATTATGGGCCATCGGGTGCAAGCAGCATTCGAGGTGAAGCCACAAACCAGGAGAAGGTATGTTACTCAGAAAACGACTGTCACAATCGTATCAATGAACTTTCTCTCTGGTCTGTTTCATGGGTTGGTGATAATCCAGCCAACCCTGAAGCTAAAGTTACAGATGTAGCTATGGCTAAATCTAAGAGTGTTCAGGTAACATTAGATGAAGTAGAAGGAATGGTGGAGAAAATAATAGAACGTAAAGGAAGTCAATATTGTTTATACGCTAAAAAGAACCGAAAGCTCTTAGGTTGCCATGATAGCAAAGCAGGAGCTATACGTCAGGAAAGGGCTATACAAGCCCGTAGATTCGGTAAATCAGATGCTTTGGATGACATCCTTACAAAGATAGAAAAATACAAGATACCAAAAGGAGTCAAAGAGGAAGCAAAGTATGGTAGAGAGCTTAGAAAAGAATTTGGATATGGTGGCGGAGAAATTACAAAGAGAATTAATGGTCATTTAATTAACAAAGCTTTTGTAAGTTATGGAATGGCAATGAAGATACACAAGTATTACAGAAGACATGAGACAGTAGACCCACAGGGTAAGAACTTTGATAATAAGAAAAGACCGAGTAAAGGATATATAATGTGGAAGATGATGGGTGGTGATGCAGGACACAGTTGGAGTAAGAGTTTGGAAGACAAGGCAAAATCGTTAGATAAGGCAGAATGTCCTTGTGTAATAAAGACAGAACGCTTACAAAAAACAAATGAGTATTTAGATGACATAATGCGTATGATAAAGTTTGGAACACTTATTCAAAAGAAACC